GATAACCATATCATTTTCTTGGATGTAGCGAAACAGATCTTCACGACTCGGCATTGGAATGTAAATATTATCACCTTCCATCAAATCTTTAGTGTCCCAGCTTGGATTGAAAATCATCAATTCAGACCAACCTTCGACCCAAGTCGCAAAAGCAAAAGTAGGGGATTCGGAATCATATAGATCAATGTATCCATCAACATATTCTTTCAGTTTAATCTTTTTCATGTTAACCACGGCACCATTGAAATTTCTTGGCAGCGGGATTCCAAGTCTGCATCATGACAAAGGAACCATCAATTTTTCCATTGATGACGATGTTGACTCTTTGGTGAAGAACAGGCGGCAACTTTGCGGCGGCGTCCCAGGAATCTACGGTGATGATGTTGTTGGTGTTTTTCATTACTTTCCTAGTATAGCAATTAATTCTTCCGAAGGCAAGTGTCCGTAGCAAGTTCCAAGAAATCTTCTGAAGATTTTGCGAATCGCATGATCCGCGCAAGCTTCACGACCATACGCAAGGAGATTTCATACATCTGGTTCAAATTCTCACCGATGAAATCGACAATCCTGGACTCTTGCGTCTTAGAAAGTCCCAACGAAAATCCCATGTCGGTATTGGTTAAGACATCCTTCAAACGAAGAAAGAACTCGTGGGTATTGTTCAGGTTGACATCGATGTAGAACGAACGAGAGATAAGTGCTTTGTAATGAGGAGCTTTGGCGTTATCCTTCGCGACGTACTTGGCGAAATTTCGGTTGGTGATGAAGATCACCGCACCACAAAATTCGAACTCACGTGGCATTTCCAAACCCTCTTCGTCAAGCAAAATCGCTTTGGAATTCCAAGAAATCATCCGGCGCTGTTTAGAATCAAGCGCACCCTTCAAAATATTCAGAGAAATCTCGTCATCGAAAATCGAATCGATGTCATCAAGAACGAGAACCGTGTTCTCATGTCGGCAAGAATATAGCAGTTGAAAAAGACCAACCGGAGTCGAATAACCATTGACATGCTTATAGGTTACCTCACCGACTGCTTGCGCTTCGTCGAGAATGGCTTCGATAGTATAGGTCTTTCCGACACCAGCAGGACCAGAAACGATCATTGAAGTGACATCACCAGACACCACACCCTGAACCATCCGATCAAGAGTTTTGAAATTCCGACGAATCCCCTTGATGATCTCTTCGTCGGTCTTCTGAACGACGACTCCAGTGGTATGAACATGAGCAGTCGGATTCACCGAAACATTCTTGGAAGCAAACTCGGCGATGTCATAGACACCCCAAGAAATTTTGTTCTTCGTCAACCACACCGGATTGTTGATACCCATTTTCTTCGCGGTATCGTAAAGTTGAGTGCGTGTGACTTGCGTACCGAATTGGCTGATCAGCTTTTGTACGAGTTGTTGATGAGTCGTTTTCATTACTCTCTAATCATAACAGAGTGTGATTTTGTTGTCAATAATTTCGAAAGAAAAATTTAAATTTATTTTTTCAGCAATATCTGGAGAAAATAGCATATAACCCCATGATTCCATGGGGTTTGTTTGTTTTAGGGAAAAAAAGACGAATCGAAACCTCGTCGGAGGTACTAAACCATCAAAACCAAAAACAAATCGTTCCTAGAGGTTTTCTAGGAACGTAAGTCCTTTAGAATCAATCGTCAAAATGTTCATTTTTCCAATTTTTTCGATGTTTAGGATGACGGCTATACTTTTCCTTTTCCAAATCCGACTCGATGATGTCACCGTTGATGACACCAGAACGGATCTTCCCTAGTTCAATTTTGTGTATGGTGAATTCAATCTTCATAAAATTTATTTATAACTTTACAGGCTATTGAAAATGACCAGAGCATCTTCATGAGAAGTGTCCATAAGTTTACGAACAGTTCTCTTCGAGGTCTGGCTCCAGATTTCATATTGGTAATCGCCGATCTGAAAAAGAACGATATGTTTCTGATCTTTACTGTTTTTGCTCTTAATAAAGTTAATCATATAAAAAGTATAGCAACTCCCAGTTCTTCTGTCAACAGAAAATAAAATATTTTATCGCTTGACACCTTCGGCTTGGATCTGGTATTCTTATTTTATGAACAAGATTCAACTTGAGATGTCTGAACAAGAGGTGCGAAATATTATCTCTTATTTAGAGTTTGGGGTCGGGTTGCGAACCAAACTACCAACCAGTACGAGAAAGGCAGTGATTAAAATGATTCAAGTATTGGAAAATAAAATGGTAGTAGAAGATCGCCGCGAAGATTTCACCTTTTCTTCGAACAATAAGTATTAAAAATAGTTGACAACTCTTGAACCATCTGCTATTCTAGGAATATATGAAACTCAACGACGAAAAAATCTATTGGGGTACTGAACCCTCTAAAGAGAATTTTCTTCCCGAAGAATCTCCCGAGTTTTTTAACTCGCTCGGAGGTTTTTTTAATACCTACAACTTTATCTGTTCCAATGAGCAGAAAAAGAAGTGGTTTCTTCAATACGTTGCAAAGTTCCGTAAGGACATTGACGTAGAGATCTTCGAAGGAACTGCCGAAGTCACCTTCGCAACTGCTGGTGCCTGTGCGCGACTTTTCATGTTGGGTCTGGATTATTCTTCTTACCTCAACAAAAAGTTGGACAATTTCGTCAAGTCTCTTCAGAATCGCAAGAAGGTCAACAAGAAAACTTCCACCACCGCTCAGACGGTCAAAATTGACGGTCGTCTTTCTTTCCTACTGGAGTCGCTGGAAGTTGAGATTGATCTTTTCATCACAGAAGGATATAAGTTAACTGATTTCGATATGACGAATTGGTTAGCTTTAAACAATCCTTCGCCTGTCCAGCATTCTTTCATCAAAGCCAAATTCTTGAAATTACTGGAAGAGTTGCAGTTGATCGGAATCGATCCTGAGGTTACCGAAGCTTATTCGCACATGAAGCGTTTGCATGTCAAGCGGTTCATTGGCTTGCTTGAGGGTATGGTTACCACCAAGAAATTTCGTAAGACTCGTGTTGTCAAGAAGAGTAAAACAAAAAAGTTAAAGAGTCCGGAGAAGATCGTAGCCAAAGTCAAGTTTGCCGAGAAAGACGAAGAACTCGGAGTTTCTTCGATTTCTCCTAGCAAGGTAATTGGTAGCTCAAGCGTTTGGGTTTGGAATAAGAAGTATCGGGTCCTCGGAGTCTACAAAGCCTTAGAAGGAAAAGAGTTGACTGTTAAGGGTTCTACAATCCTGAACTTTGATGAAAATAATTCTGTGGGTAAGAAGATCCGCCAACCGAAAGAAGTTGTACCGGAAGTTGTTACAATGGGAAAGATTGGTTTGAAAAATCTTCTGGGTTCGATCAAAGCAAAACCGATGTCTCTAACTGGTCGTATCGGTTCTGAGATTGTTATTCTCCGCGTTTTCTAAATAATAAGATAAGTAAATGATTACACATAACGAAAATATTAATTTTCTCCTGCTACAAGGTTGGGAGTATGATAAGAATAGAAATGGTAACGCATGTTTCCGACCTTGTTGGGATGACGAGAAGTGGTTCTCTTTAAACGAAGCACTCTCGACAGAATGCCTTATCAATCCAGACGAATACAAAAATTTCGAATTGATTGATAACTTAGATCAGAAAATGTCTTATTCAGTTTCGAAATACATGGAAGAGTAAAAAATGAAAATTACTCGCTTTTATAGAAGTGTTTTTATTTCAGATACACACTTAGGATTTCGATGGTGTAATGCCAAAGCAGTACTTTCTTTTTTGAAATCTATCTCATGTGAGAAACTTTATTTGGTCGGAGATATATTTGATCTATGGGAAATGAAGAACAAAATTTGGTGGAATTCTGATTGTAATGAAATCATTTTACATCTATTGAAAATGATTAAGAATGGAACACATGTAATTTATCTACCCGGAAACCATGACGACGCAATAAGAAAATTTCTACCTTGTTCGCTCGGCGAAGGAATTGAAATCGTAGATGATTGCATTCATACAACTATCAATGGAGATCGATACGCAGTTATTCATGGAGATCGTTTTGATGTCGTAGTCGGGAATATGAAATGGTTGGCAGTACTAGGTAGTAGAATTTATGATTGGTTAATGGTTTCTAATGGATATCTTCATTCTATTAGAGTATTTTTTGGTTATAAAAAATACTGGTCTTTGGCGGGATACCTAAAAAAGAAAACAAAAAAAGCCGTTTCTTTCATCGATGATTTTGAAACGGCTTTAGTCCATCACGCCAAAGTTAATAACTGTATTGGGGTAATATGTGGTCATATTCACAACGCAAAACTTTCTATTGTAGAAGGAATCATCTATGCGAATTGTGGAGATTGGATAGAGTCACTTACAGCCATAGTAGAAACAGAATCAGGTGAATTAGAATTACTTCATTGGCATTGTATCGATACACACCACAAAAAATAAATTTGACAACCACCCCAGGACCTGCTATTCTAGAGGAGTAATGAACTACAACAAAGAAAAAACGAGAGCAGCGGGTGGCCCCGGCGGAATCACTTGCTACTGCTGCAATAATTTCAAAACATTAAAAGCAGCACGTACTTTTCATAATCGTGTCATGCGCCGAAAACTGAATGCTTCTGTTAAATTCAGCTTGCGTTTGGAAGAGGAACTATAAAGATTTCTTTCCACCATCATACGGAACTGCCAAACCTTCCTGAATTAGTTTCAGATTGAACGATTGATCTGCTTGTAATTCTGTTTGAGATTCGTATACATAAGCTAAGACACGACCGTATTTATCATCCTTATCTAATTTTGTTTTTAAAATGACATTTTTATTTTCTAAGGCAGCGGCTGTTCTGGCTTTCGCTTTTAAAGCAAGTTCCCGCACTGAGTCGATTTTCGAAGTTTTTTCTGGTGTATCGATTCCATTTAATCTTACTAGTTTCTTAATCGATATTCCAAAACCCAAATCAATTTCTGCCTCGACAGTATCACCATCTAGGATTCTAATTACTTTAGCGTTGTATGTATACATTATCTCCCTCAGTATCTATTTAAAGAAATAAAATTATGCGCCTATACTCATTCACTAATTATTATCTCTCACCAATCCAGCAGGGTATTCAAACTGCTCATCTTGTCGGAGAAATGTCTCAAAAAACACTGGTAGATAATGGTTATTATCATCGATGGGTTAATTACTATAAAACTATCATTGTATTGAATGGCGGAAACAATTTCGCACTAAGGGAACTATCTACTAGATTAAAAGAGTTGACTGAATGTTATAACTTCTACCAAACTGTTTCTTCCTTCTACGAAGACCGGGAATCTTTGAATGGTGCCATGACTGCTGTCGGTCTAATTGTACCCGAAGAAGTCTACGATGCTTCGAAAGATCCACTTAATCAATTTCAAACGTTAAGAAATTTCTTGAATGACTTCAAGTTAGCCTAAATATTAGTGGCCCATTAGTTTAACGGTAAAAACCCCCGGCCTACACGGGTGTAGGCACCCGGAAGACTCAGAGTTCAAATCTCTGGTGGGCTACTATATTTTTCTTGACAAAAAATTTTTGATCTGCAATACTTTCATTATATGAACGAAACACAAAAAGATTGGTTCCGACGCATGAGCGAGAATGTTTCTCATTTACGCAATCAATATCATCTCAGTCAACTCAGACTCAATATGGATGAATGTGAGTTTTGTGATCTACCAAGAAATGATGACTAATCTTCAAGAAAAAATTTAATCCACCGCTCGATATGTTTTGACCAGTCATAAGTTTCTCTGGCAAACTCCTGAACATCCTTACATCTCTTGGCGTACTCTTCATTGTTAATATGAAAGTACGTCAATTGTTTTTTTAGCTCTCTTGAATATTCTTGATTATAATGCGGAAGCGTAATATGTCCAGAATCCTTACCATGTTCATTTGCGTATCCAACTGAAGTAGTAAATGGAAGTCTACCAGCACACGAAGCTTCCATGAAGGGATAGCCAGCAGATTCTTCGATGGAAGAAACTACCAAAGCATCAATACTTTTATAGTAAGCTGGCATCGCCGTATAATGATAGAATTTATGTTCTATTAATTTTATGTAAGGCATATCGGCAGCAACTTCTTTGACTAGATTACCACGTTTGATTTCTACTCCGTTATGATTAAATACTTCCCGCGCCCCGGCATACCCAATCTTATCCAATCTCTCCGCTGGCTTCTGATAGAACAAATCGAAATGAGTGCCGACAGTCAAAACTTCGGGTACTCTAGTTACTCCAAATACTTCACTCTTCGTTTTTAAAATTTCAGAGACTACTCCATACTTACCGATCTTATCGAATACTTCTAGAACAAATTTTTTTTTGGCAAGTAAGATATCGTGCTGTCCATGTGCTACAGAATAAATCTTAGAATATGGTATATCGAAATTTTTATGAAGAATATCAATTGCTTCGGGTGTCGTAACAAAAATATCATATGTTTCATTTATTAATTTAAATTCTTCTTTAGTATAAGATTTCGACCAGTCTAGTAATTCGCAAAAAATTCCATGTTGATATAATTGCTTCACAAGAGAGTTATGAATAGATCCGAAAATCCAGAAAGGTAATGTGTAGAATAAGACTCTTTTCATTTTAATTGTCGAATCTCACGTTATATTCGTATTCATCTTCGCTGGTAAGTATATCAGGAATAGTAAGAAAATGTTTTAAAGAAATTAGACTTTCTTCATCCCAAACTTCCACTAAAAAATAGTCTTTATCGATCCTCATCCCGAACATATCGAATTCTTTATCTGTGAATAATTCATAGATCAAAACATTCACATCTTCTTGAGTAGGTTTGGTCTCATACCAACAACAATGAAGAATAATTTTCGAATTGTGATCACCTTCGACTGGCTGATAAGCAACTAATGCATAATTTGTTTCTAGTGTTTTACTCATAATTTATTACCCCTCACACATCAATCTAAATCCATTCTCAAGATATTTATCGAATGCTTTTTGAAATAAAGGAACGGCAAATACTGCCGTAGCATTTTTATCTCCACCTAGTTCCCATCCTTTTTTTGGATCAGAACTCCACATTCGTTTATTATCAATCGGATGTGGAGGAACATACGTTTTCAGATTACTATATTTTTGAAGTAGTGCAGAGAAATGGATGTCTTCTGCACAAATAAAATCGTGATCAATTGGCGGAAGTTCTCTACAAAAAATACTTAATAAGTCTCGGTGGAAGCCCCAGAAATGTCCTCCGAGATCGACCTGTTCTACTTTCTCATTAGGATTATCCCAGCCAATTCTATCTTGCATCGTAAATTTATACTTTTTTTTAGGAAAGCGAATGCCTATTCCACAATGCAACCCAGGATAATTCTTCTGTGTATCCAGAAAATTCTTAAGCCATAGATCACCTGGAATAGTATCGTCATCTAAAATACAAACCCAATTAGTTCTGGCATTTAAAGCCGCATAGAATCTTCCCCAGACACCAAGATTCCGATTCATCTCGAATGAAGTGACACCAGGAGATTTCTTTATTCTCTCGTCATATACAATTCCAGGCATCGTATTCTGTACATAAAAAATCTCTCTTACCAAAACATCTTGTTGATTATAGATAGATTGGAGTTGTTCCGCAGTAGTATGTGGACGTTTGTAAGAATTCAGAATTACTGTTATGTCGTTAGTCATTTTTAAATTTATCTGATACTTCTCTTAAGAATTCTGCTCGTTCTGATTCTCGTTTTTCATTTCTTCTTGTTCTATTATCCAGTAATTCATTTAGACATTTCGAACAATAGTAATCAATAAACCCACGTCCGTTTTCTTTAAGAATAAGATGTTTCGGACAAATATCATATCTCCAGCAATCATATCGGAACTTCAACTTAGCTAGAATATTCTTTACCATACACAAACCTTCTCAGAAAAATTCTTGTCACCTATGGAATAATTGCGTTTATTAAATTTGTCATTATCCAGCCAAAGATCAATTGTCGATCCAATATCTATATATTGATTAGATCGATTCTTTTTCCAGCCCTGATGTACGGCAATGTTTCCAAAAGGTCCAGCCGAAAAAAGAATAATACTATTATTATGAGTAAGAAGTATTTCATTGATTAAACTAAGATCCTCTTGATTCACCCAAGCATTATAATGAATACCGTAAAACTTACTGACCTTGAATGGTAACTTAGCTAGATCACTATTCTTATTTGCTACCAAAACTAATGGACGTTCTGTTTTTGAAAAATATGGAATGAATTGATCAAGAAAGAAGTTATAGTTGGCGTTGACAAAGATATTGGCAAATGTTAGATTAGATAAGTTTTGACCAGAAACTACTTTCATCTCTTCATACACTCTGTCACCTTGACAACACCGACAAGAAATTCCTACGAAATATTCAGGATGCTTATATTGTAACGATTCCAATAACATTCTTCGCGATTCCGAATACTTGACAGATAAAGTAATATCATTCATTACCCATTCATTATTATGATTCTGTATTCCATTCAAAGCCATCCATTCACCATCCGCAAACTTACTAAAAGCGAATGGTTGTTCAGAGAACATTCGATTATATAATAACTGGATTTCTTCTTGGAAGATTTTAGTATTCATTAGATCTATTATAACATAGACTTACTAAGAAGTCAACACTTGACTTTTGACCTTCAAAGTGGTACAATGAGTATGTAATGCGATAACAGTAGTCTATAGATATATTATATAGAGTAAGATTTAAAAAAGTAGAGACAACGAAGTTGTTTCCGAAGGAAGTTGTACCTGTTGCAGTAGAATAATCCATGAAATATTTTTAAAAAATAGTTGACAAGCCTTTCTAGATTTGCTATTATAGTTGTATGGAAGCCAACGCATACCAAACCATCACAGACGACCAGATTCTTCAAGCTTTGAACGGTCAAATGGTCGAGATCAAAGGAGATCGTAATTATACCATCAAATTCGACGGAAAGAATTTCGTCGTTGAAGTTTTTTCTTGGACTACTTTAGCAGCCACAATCACATCCGATGAGACCAATCTTAGGTTGATTCGATTCTACTAAAAGAGTAGTAAAATATATTATCGTGTGTTTAAATGAGGATATATAATCAAAAAATTATATATCCTCATTTTCATTTATATGAAATTGTATTCTCGTTTTAACCAATCCAATTCAGTACGGGAATCGTTTTGTTCATACCAACCTTTACCGATGTAAGTACTCATTACTTGCCAGAAATATTCTTCGTACATCAAAGCAACTCTGTCTGAAGAGAAATTATTCAATGCCCAATTACGACAATTAATCGGTTTAATTGTTTCTATATTTTTAGCGGCCCAAATGAATTGTTCGAAAGTCCTACAACGAAATCCAGTATATCCATGAATATTAGTTTCATTAAATACACCCCAATCAGTAGAAATAACTGGTGTTCCACTCATCATAGATTCTACCGCTGCTCCGCCAAACGGTTCCGCAAACATTGAAGGAAGAAAGAAACCTTTAGCTTTGCTCATTAATTTCTTACGAGTTTCTGTATTTGCATATCCAACATGTGTTATATGTTCAGTTTGTTTATATCCGTATTCCTCAAGATAACCTTGTCCAGCAATTACTAAGTTCTCGCCGAGTGTGTCACAAATCTGATAAGCGATATCAATTCCTTTTCCTGGGTATACACGTCCCAAAAATAAGAAATAATCTTCCTTCTCTTCTGAATATTCAAAATCTTCTGGGTCAAAATAATTTGGGATTACAACGTGGTACCAATCTTCTTTACACTGAGCTACCGCTTCGTGACCATTAATAGAAGAACGAATAGAATAAGATTCGTAAATTCTAAACTTAGCAAATTGACCTGTAGCATAACCGATTCCAGGTTCTACTACAATGATATCTTGTACTTGATCTGCAACTGGTTTATGTCCCCATCCCCAGAAACATAAAAGAAAATCATTCTTACCTTTTCTCTTTTCTATTTCTTTTGGGGTATTCTTATAGAATTGTTGATAGGCGTGATCATTCATGTCAAATTTGAAGAATTGTTTACGCCAATCATAATTACCATATGCAATTTCTAAGTCGTTATTGGTAATTACTGTAATATGTTCAGTACAAACTACTTCTGAATCTTCGTGTCCATAATGAAATACAGTATGACCACGTTTAGTCATCATTTCACAGAATCTTCTTACTTTGGTCGAATATGCACATGCTGAATATTCTTTATTTGTTACAGTATGTGGAAGTCCCAAACAATGAAATGTATAATGTTGTTTCTCAATCATAATATTTTACTTACTCCATATCTAAAAAAAGATAATTATCACTTTTATATTAAATTAACCCATGCTCCATTCTCTCTACCTTGAAACTTATTTGTAGTAGAATTATAAACAATCATACCATTCGTGGCTGGACTGATGGCATTTATTTCATTGGTAGTTTTACTAACAGCAAGAATTTCACTAGATGGACCAGTTGCACCTTGTGTTCCTGTTGGACCAGTTGCGCCTCTCGGACCTTGAATTTGTCCTGGTGTGATTTTTGCGACGGTGAAAGATTGATTTGTTGGCATGTTATAATATTATTTAGTTGCGTTTGGTCTTACTTCGCAAATACCATCTAGAATTCTAGTTACAGTTCCGTCACCTGTAATTTCTAAATCAAAGAAATATCTGCCAGGACTCATAGCAGATGTATCAGCGGAAGTGGCCGAAATAGAAAATTTTCCGTCAGTAGGTGGAGAAATAATAGTCACGGTAAGCGAATAAACATTTTCGTTCCAGTAATAAGATTTTCTTATCTTTGCCGAACCAGTTAAGCCAGTAAGATCCATGAATGTAGCGTCAGGATTAGTAAGTTGTACTTCATTCAAAAAAGTAGCGCCCTGTTCTATTGTAAGATTAATATATCCGGCTGGCATTATTTTTTTTAAGCTCCTGTTTTCTCTGTAATAGTAGAAGAATAAGTATATGGTTCGACAACATCTGTTTCATCTGTTATAGTTAAATCGACAGTCACAATATTTTGTTCGTTGTCGTAATTTACTACATTACTTTGGACATTTTTGATTAACTTCCCGTCAGTGATAGGAGGATAAATCCAAGAATCAGCCGAAAAAGAAAGCGACCATTTAATAACTCTATCGTCTTCTACAGCACCATCATATATATCTTCTGAAGAAACAGAAGTGAGTGTAATATTCACATCACGTTTTAGACCAATAGAAGAAATATCTTTCATGGTGATTGTATAGAATGGAGTGAAGTAAGGAAGTATTTGTTCGATTACTTGTAGGCCGTCGTCAATATTCTTAACCATTAAATTCAAATTATATTCGAATTTATAAGGGACCGGATGATATTGTGAAAGAAAAGAAGAAGTAAATTTGGTAGTACCAGAACCCAAAGAAGTAATATCTATTGCAGTTCCGGCTTCGGCTAATGTAGATGTAGTGGCTAATTTGAATGTATTAGTATTGACAGGAATTACAAAGTAAGTTGTGCCATTAACTAATCCACCAACAATAGATCCAGAACCTTTAGAATAAGTAACACCTTGTCCTTTTCTCAAAGAATGTGCTGCTATAGTAAAAGTATTATTCGCTACTGAAACATCTGCGCTGGCAGAAAAGGAAAGATTCTTAGGTGGTTGATAATAGTTCTTATTAACACTTACGGTTTTTCTTTCTGGGGCATAAGCAATTCCGGCTAACTCGAAAGAAAGTCTTGGAAGAATCATTTTAATATTTGTTTCATTATTTGAACGAGAAGTTCCTGTTTGCTGATTCATAGTTATGGCTTTATCACCAGGACCATATGCAAGTGGAATCTTTATTATAGAACCTACAGAACCGTCAGTTTTATATCTGACGATTCTTATATTATTAAACAGTGCTCCGAATGCGGCAGTAAGATTTCTGATTGAAGCGAAATAGAATGGTTGGGAAGAGAGCATTAGGGCCTACCAAAAGGATTTGATTCTGAGAAATCTATTACACCATAACCAGTATCTTTGATTGCAGTATTATTGGCAAAAGGATCTTTGATGGTTACTCCGTCATTACTATAATCAATGGCCACAGAATCAGCATCTGTACCAGTGTTAATAACTTCATTAGAATATTTAAATGCTTCACAGGTTAATGTAAAAGTCTGTCTTGTTCCTAAAGGAAAAAATGGATTATCGTCGTCAATATGCTTTAATTCAAATAATGTATCTGAAGTTGCATAATAAAGTAAGTCACCTTCTTTAGGATAACTCTGGTCAGTGACCATTTCAAATCTCTCTTGTGAAACAATTAAACGTATCTTCGGTGCGTAAGAAAATCCAAATTGTCCAATTAGTTCTCCTTCACCTTCGAATCCCTGAAAGTTATCGATAAACATTTCAATCGTATATTTTTTAGTAAATTCAGATAGATAATCTTCTCGGAATAACTGATCAAGTTTTACAATACTTCTTGGGAGATATATAAAATCACAACCACCAATCTGAATTACTTCGTTGACTAATGATTGTAATAGATTTTGTTCTTCTCTTGAACCTATTCCTTTTCCGCCCTGGAAGAATTTATTTACCATTTTTTATCCTATTAAGAAATCCATAGGAATATTTAGACCATTGATTAATTTGGTTTCCAATCTATTTACTTCTTCTACTGCTTCCGTATAAATTTCTTGTCCATTCAAAACAATACCAGAAGGTAAAGTAAGATTGCCATATTTCTTAATGTTTTCACCCCATTGTTTTTTTATTAAGGCAGTGGCATAATCTTTAAGAAATTCATCATTCCAGATATCAGGAAAATCGCTTTCACCTAGTTGCTTCAATACTTTGAATACTAGTATGGGAGTATTTGTTCTTATAGAAGATAAAGATTCGTTAAAAGTAACTCTATTGGTTTTGCGATTGAAATTAAAAGAACTCAGTGGATTAAATTCTCTTGACAATACAGAAATATAATTCTTCATTGAAGAAAGATATGATATACCAGAAGAAGCCGAAATGCCATTATTTCCGTAATAGTCATTTAAGTAAAATTGAGTTTGAAAATTGAAAAGTCCACCACTATTATTATTATTTCCGTTCCCGCCAGGACCACCAGGAAGTACTTTAATTACAGAAGCAATAGGATCGGCAATTGCGATATAACCATTCGAAACATCTTGGTCGGTAATTGTGACTACGAGATATTGCTCCATCGATCCATCGAAGTGATAATCGTAAAATTTTAAAAGAGCATCATCTACCCTGTCAGATTTTTGGCCGTCTTCGATTTCGATGGAAATCAACGGAAAACCCAGTCTTCTCAAACAGTAAGTAATGAATTCTTCTCGTGTTGTGGGTTTTGCCATATGCTAATATTTATATAGAATATAAAATCGCTGAAACTAAACGAAGAAATAAAGAAGCTAAATTACTAGCACTACAAATAGAAAATGGCGTATCTGAATTTGTTCCAGATACGCCATAATCATTTATATATTGTAACTTCTACTTCTCAAAATCGCATAAAAATTCTAGATTCAGTACATCTTGTGTGTTCAATCGCACTTCATTTCCCAGAACATCTCCACTAAGATCTAATTTTTCGTATTCGAGGTCCACTTCTTCGCTTAGAAGTTCATTAAACTCCGCTACGAATGCTTCGAAATTCTCTTCGGCAACAGAAACATTCTTAGTCTCAGGATCTTCAGTTCCGTACTTGTTGACTAAGGTGATTCTAGACTCTTCTAGATCCTTCAGCTCTGCGGCGATCTTCTTTAAGAATTTTCCCAATCTGTACGATACTTTAATCGGTAATACTGCCTTCGATAATTCCACAACTGACTTTTCTGAATTCTTGATTTGTCCTAATGAAACTTTCATGTTTTATATAATCCTTTTCTTATTTTTTTACTTACTCTACTTATTTAGTATAACATTTTCTCTAACTGTTGTCAATACTCTTTCTTTCTCTCTCAAGAAGACTTTAGTATCTTTCTCTTGTTTTATATAATATATCTATAGACTATACTGTTATCGAATTACATACTCATTGTACCACTTCTAGATACAAAAGTCAATAGGTTTTGATGTAATAAGTCAAGTTAGTTTCAATTAAAAATTCTTAATCAACTAAAAAATCATAAATACTAAGATGAAATCTTTTAAGCAGTTCATTCTCGAATCCAACATAAAATGTGAGCCACGAAAAGTACCAATCAAATGGGAAAGTTTACAACGAATCGAAGAATGGATAAATTCTCTGTGGGAGAAAATCGGTGTTGACGTATTTCTCGGTAACAAAACAGCTCATTTCTATCAACGTCTGAACGATGCCAGAAACGGTCAACAGATTTCTCTATGCGAGATACAAAAAATATTTTTGCAGGTATATAGTAAGTACGGAAAGTTGATTGCTTCTAAAACAAAAGATTTTGAAGGTGTTCTAAGCGACTTAGAAACTGACGTGAATATTCCTTTCTTTTTACAAGTTTTCAAGGATGGAAGAATGCAGTTACGTACAAAGACGATCATGAGGAAACCCAATTATCAAACTTCCGATCAAAAATTATCTGTTGACTAAATATAAAGATTCGTGTTATAATAGTTAAATATGAGTCTTCTGATCGATATTAGATATGTTAATGAGATCTCCTCGCGCCTAGAACGGTTCAGCAACAAAGGCGGAACTCTCTATAATTTTCGCTGCATAATGTGTGGAGATTCTCAAAAGAAAAAGAGTAAAGCCAGGGCATATTTGTACACCAAAGATAATGATCTTTATTTCAGGTGTCATAATTGCAATGTCGGAACTACCTTTTCTAAATTTTTACAGACGATAGATCCTATACTTCATAAGCGATATGTGTTCGAAAGATTTTTCAAAGGCGAAACTGGTAACCAAAATTACCAGAAACCCGTTTTACCTTCAACTACTTCGATGGATGCTTTCAGAAAAAGAATAAGTGATCCTTATCAGAAAATTGAATTAGAATCTATTGAGTCTTTAGATCCGGCGCACTATGCCAGAGTTTATCTAGAAAACAGAAAGATCCCAAACGAATTCTTCACTAAGTTATTCTATACCAATGACTTTAAAAAATATGTAAGTACCATTGATGAAGACAAAGCCAAGGACCTTCCAAGAAACGAATCGAGAATCGTCATACCTTTCTTCGACAAGAAAGGAAATTACTTAGCCTTACAGGGTCGCGCACTGGAGAATTCTCTCAGATACATCACGATCAAGTTACACGAATCAAACGAAAAAATTTATGGTTTGGATAGACTAGACATAAAAAAGACGATACGAATTGTCGAAGGTCCTTTAGATTCTTTGTTTGTCAAGAATTGTATTGCTATAGCTGGTTCTGATCTTAGCTCACTTACTAAGAAATATCCAGATGCAGTTTATATTTTCGACAACGAGCCTCACAACAAAGAAATTACCAAGAAGATAGAACAATTAATCAATGGCAATTACAAAGTCGTTATCTGGGACAAAGCTTTAAAATCTAAAGATATCAATGATATGGTATTGGCCGGAATGGATGTAGAAAAATTAGTGAACGAAAATACATATAAAAGTTTAGAAGCAAAATTGAGATTCACCAAATGGAGAAATGATTGATGTATAAAAATTATGAAGAAATTTTGAGTGTTAATTTAGTTTCACATTCTACGCCTTGTCTGAAAAACTTCTCGGTATTGTATGATGATCAAAATAAGAAAACTCTCAGTAATATCATTTCTTATTGTGCAAGAGTTTCTAATCCTAAAAATCAATTAAATGTAGATACTACCGAAAAGTTAATGAAGTATCTGATTAAGAACAGGCATTGGTCTCCATTCGATATGGTCAATGTTTGTCTGGAAGTAACTACCACGCGAGATATTGCTAGACAGATCTTAAGACATTCTTCGATGAAGTTTCAAGAATTCTCACAACGTTATTCAAATCCATTAGAAGAATTAGAATTCTGTTTGAAAGAATGTCGTCTACAAGATGACAAAAACCGTCAAAATTCTCTTGAGGTTAATGACGAATCAATAAAGGAATACTGGCGTCTAACTCAAACTTCTTTGTTAGATAGAATCAAAGATGATTATCGGACGGCGATCAATAAAGGAATCGCAAAGGAAGTAGCCAGAGCCATTCTTCCTGAAGGTAATACTGTAAGTCGTATGGACATTAATGGTACGATTCGTTCCTGGATTCATTATCTGGAAGTTAGGACGGAAGAAGGAACCCAGAAAGAACATCGGTTAGTTGCTTTGGAAGTAATGAAAGCAATCAATGAAGTTTTTCCACAGATGTATTCGATTCTAGAAGGGAAGAAAGTATGCTTAGTCAAAACACACCCACCAGTATAAATCCAATTTTTACGAGTCCTACAATAACTTTTATCGTAGGACTTCCTGGATCTGGCAAAACTACATATGCTTTGAAGAATTTCGAAAATTGTAAAATATTCGATGACGTAGCCAATAATACACAAGAATACTTTAAACTAATCGGTATATTAAATCAGAGATTAGAATCGTGTGTAGTAACAGACAGTTATTTACTTACAAAAGAGATGCGTCTGGATGTACAAGAAAGATTTAAAGTTACTTTTCCACTCTATAATTTTGTTTGGATCTTATTCGAAAACGACCCAGAATATTGTATCATCAATATTCAAAAACGAAATGATCTTAGGATAATTTCTGAAAATTATATTAGAGGGATTTCTGCAATTTACGAGTTGGATGATATATCTATTATTGTTCCGGTTCATAAACCTATGCCAAATTAATACTTCTAAAAAAGAAATATATTGTGATAAATAATTCTATCCACAAAACACTTATGACACAAAAAATAACACAATATAGACCTATTGCTTCTGGAATGGGTCAAGCCGTAGCAGAAAGAACCATTCTTCGTAAGAAAGAAAATGGAGAGTTCGAAAATTGGGGGGAGGTAGCAGAGCGTGTTGCTTTAGGCAACTCTTTATTATTCGACGGTCCAATTCATTCTTCTAAATCAGAATATGAATTACTCTGTAGACATATTGCTAATGGCAATAATCTAATGTCAGGTAGACATTTACAACATGGAGATTCAGACCAACCAAATAGAAATTTAGAAATTTTCACTAACTGTTCTACATCAGCGACATCATTTCTTTTATTTTATCTATTGTTAAATGGTTCTGGTGTAGGAAGATGTTATGATGATGATATGATAGTTGTGAATTGGGATAATGCTCCCAATCTACGATGTGTTTTAGATTCTTCTCATCCTGATTATAATTACTCTGCACACGAATCTTTACGAGACGCCCAACACAAATATGGTTTCGGAAAAGATACTATGTGGTTCGAAATTCCTGATTCTAGAGAAGGATGGGCCAAAGCATTAGAGTTGTGGGAGAATGCCGCATTCGAAAAGATTCATTCTAATAAAATGTTGATTCTTGATTTTTCGAGAGTAAGACCAAAAGGTTCTCCGATTAATGGAATGCAAAATCGACCCGCCAGTGGACCTGTAGCACTTATAGACGCATTTAATAAAGCTGCGAGTTTGAAAGGTTCTGGATTGGCACCTTGGAAACAAGCAATATATCTTGATCATTACTTTGCCGAATGTGTTTTAGTGGGCGGTGCTCGTCGTGCTGCCAGAATGAGCACTAAACAATGGACAGATATTTCTATTTTAGATTTCATCACAATCAAACGTCCAATTGAATTTAATAACAAATCAGTAGAAGAAATTAAAGAATTACGAAAAAATTCTAATCCATATGGATTCCTTTGGTCTTCTAATAATTCTATTACAGTCGATGAAGAATTTTGGAAATACGTCGATGATACTTCAATCGATACTGATTTAGCCAAACATGCTAGAAAGGTTTTTGAATTATCTACTAGTTCTGCGTATGGCGACGGAACAGGTGAGCCAGGATTTATTAATAGTGATCGCTTAGTAAGTAAAGACGAAGGTTGGAATGATCTCAATCGTGGAGATTATGTCGGATCTAAAAAATATCAAATTAATGATGATACACAAATTCTTTTTTCTAAATTAGCCAAACGAGCCAAAAAGAAAAAATATCATTATATTGTGAATCCTTGTGGTGAAATTGTTCTTAATTCTTTGGGTGCATATTGTACAATCGCCGACGTAGTACCTTATCATTGTGATACTTTAGAAGACGCCGAAGAATGTTTTGCTGTTGTTACTCGTTCACTTATGCGAGTAAATATGATGGATTCTTTGTATAATAAAGAAGTTAATCGAACCAATCGAATTGGTGTTGGTATTACTGGTATTCATGAATTTGCTTACAAATTTTTTGGATTCGGATTTTATGACTTAATTGACGAAGAAAAGAGCAAATCTTTCTGGTTGACTTTATCTAGATTCAATCGTATTGTTTTCGAAACGGCTGTTGCCTTTGCAAAAGAAACAGGAACAAAAGTTCCTCATACATTGACTACAATAAAACCTGCCGGGACAACATCAAAACTATTTCTTCTAACGGAAGGTTGGCATTTACCTTCAATGAGAAAATTTTTAAGATGGGTTCAATTCAGAACTGATGATCCTTTGGTTAAAGTTTATCAAGATGCCGGATATCCATCTAAAGAATTAGTATCTTATACCGGAACTACAATTGTTGGATTTCCTACCGAACCCGTGATTACTACGCTCGGAATGGAAGATAAATTAGTAACTGCTTCGGAGGCCACACCAGAAGAACAATTTAAATGGCTGATGTTAGGTGAAAAATATTGGATTCATGGAACTGATGAATTTGGTGAACCTAATAAAGAATCTTACGGAAATCAGATTAGTTATACTTTGAAATATAAACCTGAATTGGTTGATTATTCTAACTTTAAACAAATGCTCCAGAAGTATCAATCACAAATTAGATGTTGTTCAGTCATGCCGCAAGAAGATAAATCTTCTTATGAGTATCTTCCAGAACAATCTATTAGTAGTGAAGAATATGAAAAAATTGTTGATCTAATTAAATCAGCAAATAAACTATTAACTACGGAAGAAGTCGGTAGAGAACATATTGAATGTGCTGGTGGTATCTGCCCAGTAGATTTCAACTCCGAAACTAAATAGAATCAACAACCTAACAGAAATTCCGCATCTTAACATAACCATTGTTAGTTTGCGGAATTTCTGTTAGCGAAAATATTTTTCAGGATAGCTTGACAAATATTTTTATTTTTGATATGCTGATGAATAGAGGAATATTTTAAAATTATGAATGATTTAACAGAATTTCTTTTTTGTCCTATACATGGAATTTTCCGTCCACAAATTTGGCCTTTTGTCGGAGTCTGTCTGAGCGGTGTTCTTTTTTATTGGAAACGTATTTGGAAAAATTTATCCAAGAGTTGACAATCGACGAGCCACCTGCTATACTTTTTATATGAGCATTCAACAACGAATCACGAACCTCCAGAACTTCTTCACGAAGAACCCGAAAGGAAAAATGAACGGTCTTCAAGTGATGGATCATTACCGAGCATTCCATCCTTGCGTTGATGTCCCACTCAATATTGATTTCGTATCGATGTATCGTTCGATCTATTACATCGCGATGAATTCCGAAGCTTTGAATGTTCGTTACGGATTCTAGAAGTAGTCATTGACAAAGTTTTAAAAGTTTAGAAAATATTTAGGAGACAATAATTTTATGTTACGTTTTAAGACTAAGACCGTAAATGTAGACGATCTCGCCGAGATCACTTTTCTTCTTGAGAGTGGGTGGGATCTTGATTCGGAGAATTCCGACGAGACTGTGGTTTTGTTCTCACAGGAAATGTAAATTCTAAAAAATAAAACGGACCAAGTTTTTTCTTGGTCCCATTGACATTGGTTTTCTGACCTGCTATACTTTTTATATGACCGAACGATTCTCTTTAAACACTTTTCAAGATGCCCTTCCTGTCAATAAAAATACCGGACAGAAACTATGGAAATCTCTCGGACTCGATAAGGGAGAATATGCCTTCGAGATTCCGGTCAATTCCGTTTGTTCGATTTTGATTCGGTCTTCAATCGACCATACTGGTTTCTGTGCCGATTCGGGTAAAGATTCGATTCGAACTTGGTTGGTCAATCCTTCCGATCAATCCCCGGTTGGTTCTAAACTTTCTCTCTACATCACGCGAGTTTCTGGTTGGGAAGAACGGATGACCACTCAACTCCGTAAGCTTTTCCGTCTAGCCAAACAAGTAAAGGCTTGCCAATGCGGAGAAGTCGTTAAAATTTTCAAGATTAAGAAGGAAGGTCCGAACAAAGGTAAATTTTTTACCTGCTGCGCCGATAGCGCCTGTAAAATCAATCCTTTCAAATTCGTAGACGATGATCTTCAGCCGAAGAAATAATTTGACATCCTTCTTCTCGATTTGCTATACTTTTTATATGGAAAAACGAACCATCCTCTGCACGACGACTACCTCACTCGCGAAGACCCTGGACACTTTGGAATGGAATGGGTTTACCGTAATTCGAATCGAAGCGATCCCACATGATTTTGGTGGTCCAACTAAATATTTAGTTGTGTACGCAGGTTAAAATAAAATGAACGACAAAATCGAATTGTATAAAATCACCAAGTCGAACATCGGTTCACACTCGACTTCTTATATGGTAAAGATCGGAGCCGATAAGGTTCTCGGTTTCGTGGAAAAGTTCAAAGACACTCGTTCTACCAAGAATCCCTGGAAGATTTTCGGTGCTATGGTCGTCACCAATGACGAAGGTTTTCAATGGTTTCGTTATGACAATAATGTTTTCTATACCGTTTTTGGTTCTAAGAACGATGCCGTAAATATGATGATCGAGAAAAATTTAATTCCTGTCAGTTTGGGTTAATATGATTTATCCTGGATATTGTTGTATTAATTTGACCTTACAGAAGTCTTTAAACATAACGACTAATCGGACTATGCGTAGAGATACTTTTTTAGCTAAAGGTATTGGCTACGTTTCTGATCTTGCTTTCGAGAATGTTTCTGACCTTCTGAGAATTATTGATTGGAACGGCCAAAACAAAATTAAGAATTTCAGAATGTCTTCTGAAATGTTTCCATGGGCTTCCGAATACAATTTTGAGGATTTGCCTAAATGGTCTAAGATTGAAAAATTACTTTTAGAAACAGGATCACTCGCTAAAGAATATGATATGCGTCTATCTTTCCATCCTGGACCTTTTGTTAAAATAGCTTCTTTGAAAGAAACCGTTGTTATTAATTCTATAAAAGAATTAGAGATTCATAATTCTATCATGAATCATATGGGTCTCCAAGCAAGTGATTTTTATCCTATCAATATCCATGTAGGAATGT